TTCTTTTTCTTTTTTATCCTGCGCTTCTTTAGCGTAATCGCGGAAGCGTGGATCTACATCTTTCTCAGATGTTACAAACTTGCCACCCAATTGAACATAGCGGGAGTGAACCCAGTGAGCAGCTGCAGGAGAAGGGTATGTGCGGAACTTAGAGCGCGCTTGAGTAGTAAGCATGTTCCAAAGCTTTTGATTTGCAGGGATCTGCTTAGGACCCTTTTTTACTTCTTTACCTGCGATTAATGCCATTAATAATCCTTAGATAGTAACCAGCCCTGCCCCAAGTATGAGGCAGGGATGATTGACTTATTTCTTAGTCGTGGACGACTGCAGGATTGCCAGCCTTCTGTGGACCACCGCTGCGGAATGCTTCCTCAATGCGGTTGTCACCGTGGTCTGCAAAACCACCAGCAGCAAATTCCTTAAGATGATCTGGAGCTTCTACCCATGCAGCAGAACCAACGTGAGCGCGCTCACGCATTGTCTCTTCTGGAAGCTTCTCGAAAACGTTTGCATTGTGGTTTGGACGGCCTGGTGCTGGGATATAACCCGACATTGCGCCCTTTGTGAATTCCTGTGGGACGTCTGTGTCTGTTGCAATGCCTTCTTCAAAACGAAGTGGGCCGCGCTGACCAGGGGTTGCTGGTGAGACTTTGCGGTCGTAGACAGTGCCAGGACGTTCTGGGAACTTTGGATCTGGTGCAATTGCCATTATTTACTCCTATATTAGGTTGAGGACCTCAGTAAAAGTGTGCTACAGAAAGTAGCTACAGTCAGCCTAAAGTCTTATCTAAAAAACGGACTGGATGAAACTTCAATCTGTGGCATCGTCATTTCGATGGTTAAAGAGCAGGCGATAGCCAACGAGTCTGCGTAGTCATCGTGCGCGTGGGCTTCGTCCGGCGCTTTAGCTAGAAAGTTAGGGCCAGTAAACTTGGTCTCTAGATCCTCTAACTGTTGACGGAATCGGCGGTAACTACGAAGCTTTCTTGTCTTAGCGTGGGCAGGCCAACTAATGAGCTCGCGGTCCATAAGCGCCTTTAAGTGCTTCCAACGCTTAGATTGCTCAGGCTGACTACTACCTACAGCAAATACCTCTGCCCTAGGAAGCAGGAGTTTTAGGCGCTGAGCAACCGCGTCACCAACACCATTAGCGTCTACGCCAACATACATAACGTTGTAGTTCTCTAAGAACTTTACGATCTGGAAGTACTGGTCTTCCCAGTCATCTCCTTGTAACTCCAACCAGTTAAGTACTCTGTGGTCAAAGTAGCCAAATTCATCTGGGCGATCCCAGTCAACCCAGACAACAGTTACTACTGTAGAGTCAATCTTACGGGCTGGGTCAATGCCAACAACTACTGGGGTTCTATGCCAGGCGCGCTGGATCTCCATAGAGGTATCGCCAAGCTTATCCATGGTGGTTGAGGTAACGAACATACCGCGCTCAAGAAGCCACTTACAGTTGTACGACATCTGGAATTCATCTGAGTCTTCGCCAATGCGCAGCTTCTCACGCTTAATGTGCTTCTCATAGTTAGCGTTGACCTTAACCACATCTCGCCAAGTCCATTCAAAGTGGTTCTGGCGTTTGGTTCTACTGGTTTGCCTACGCTTGTTAAGCATGATGCTGTTGTAGAAATTGTTCTTGTGGGTAGTTGGGGTGCCAGTTTTAACCATAGTTCCTGCGTAGTACGCAAGCATAGGAGCGATTGACTTGGAGACTACAAAGTCATCAGCTTCTTGGCACTCATCAATAACAATAAGATGGAAGGACTTAGATTCAATCTTTGCGCGTGGGTTAGCGGTCATCATCATTAGAGATGAGCCAGAGTTCTTTAGCTTAATCTGGCGGGTAACGCCTGCCACACGGCCTACGCTGTCATCAATCTCAGGATCACCTAGGATCTCTAGGGCGCGCTCAGAGGTAAGGCGGTTTACTGTACGACCAAACAGGGTTTCAACCTGACCCTCAACAGGCGCAAACATACCGATCATAATGCCCTCTTTAAACTTACCAAGAAGGTCTGGGTACATCTTGGCTAGGCGCGGGAGCAAAACCATCAAGGTAGCAATGGTGTTAGCAATAGTCTCTGACTTACCGCTCTGACGAGCTGCCAAAGCTGTGATTTCTTCGCTGTCATTAATAATGACGGACTCAATAATGCGGCGGGCAAGCGGCATTTGATAAGGGTGAAGCTCATGACCTACAAGGGCAGTCTGGAATTGAATGCAGCGGTCAACAAGCTTATTGACGAAGGCACGGGAGAGCTCATCAAGCTCAACCTCTTCGTCTTCTATCTCGGGTTCATCGCCCTCTATTTCATCAGGGTAGAACTCGTCGTCTTCATCATCAATTAGTTGGTCCATATAAACCTTTAGTTTATTTTAAAACAAAGAGCCTAAGTCGTTAAACCCAGGCTCTTTGCGCCATCTACGGGGAGAGGAAGAGAGGCGTAGACAATAATAGCATAAATGTCTATTTGTCGACAAATGGGTTTAGCGGCGTGGCGTACGCTTTCTAAGTTGATCCACCATAGCGTGAAGAGCCTCTGCGCCCTTTAAAGCTTCATCTAAGTAGATGTCGTCCCTACTGCGCTGGTACATAGAGAGGCAACGGCCTATCTCATAGATGGATTGGTCTAACCAACCCTCAATCTCAGCTGTTTGTAGTCTTGTTACTCTCTTAGAGACCTTCTCAGAGAATGGCTTGTCCCAGACCTTATTCCGAGAAAAAAGTTTCATCAAATAGTCCGTCCTGAGGCTTCCAAGCGTTTCGGCCTCGCATAGTCCTGAATAGTAGCGCGTCAATAGAGTCTTCGTCATCTAGGTCAATGTTTGGCTTCTTAAACCACACCCCCAGATAGAACCCTGGGTGAGTAAATGGGAAGCGGAATACTAAGCACTTACCTAGTCTGTAAGGGCGGTCAGTCTCCTGAGTTGTTCCTACCTCAATAACCGGTAGTAGATGTCTATGCCAGTACTTTAGCTTTCCGCCGTATAGTGGTCCGTATGATTTCATTGCGTGAATAATACCCTAATTTCTTCGGGGAACTGTGCTTTTGGAACTTTCTTGTAGGCTGCCTGGTCTAATCCAGAGTTGCGCAGGTACTTTCCAGTAGAGTCTGTAACCTTTAAGTCTTGCCAGATCTCTATTGGTACATCAGGATACTCACAAATATAGGGGGCATCTCTAAACTGGATTAAAAGAGTTTCTGTGTCCTTCATATAAGCTAGCTGGAGCGCTCTGGGACGTGTTGGGTTGGTAGTTGGGGCGGCTCTTGTTTCCACAGGCCTTGCAAACTCAACGCCATATTTATCTTGTACATCTTGATACTTCTCTTCAATGTACTCTTCATAAGTAGTGGTTTCTTCTAAATAAGCCTTAACTGAGAAGTCCATAGACCGTGAGTGGTCTGGGCCTACTATCTGATCCCAGTTACCTAAAGGCGCTTTCTTTCTACCCATTATTCCTCACATACGTGGTCAGCGGTATCTGTCTCCAACACTCTAGCAAAACACGCTCCGCACCTTAAATACCTAGGCGGTTTAAAGTTGTTCTGCGCGGTTGCTCCAAGCGGAAACTCAGACCCATCTTCATTAAATGCTGGTGTAACAACTACTAGCTCTGGCTCTCGTAAAAGCTCTGGCGAGAAAGGCCCGTAGGCGTGGGTAACTTTATCTGGGACTGGATGGGCTTGAGGCGCGGCTATACGGGTAATTAGATGTGGAGCTACCATATCTAACTCGTAGTCAACCTCGCGGCTTCTTGACCCATAAGCACCAAAAGTCTCGTAGTCAATGCCCACTAGTTACTCCTGAACGGCAGTGCTCTTTGCAGTTGCTTTCTTCTTAGGCTTATCTTCTACTGGGGCTTCTTCTACAGGCGCCTTTTCAGATACAGGCGTGACTAAAGGGAAGTGCCCTGCAATAGCCCTGTCTTGCAACCAGTGTGGCAAACAGTTACCGCAGTAGTTAGCGGGGCTTACACCGGTCTCTGAATGAGTGTACACAGCCTCATTAAAACAGTTATCGCACTTCATGTAGTCCTCCTAAATAGTACTTCAGTATAGCAAAAAGGGGGCGCTACTGCGCCCCCTTAATATGTAAAGACTTACTTTGTAGGTGTTTGGAAGTGCTCGTAAGCGCCCTTGAGTACAGGACCAAAGACACCAATTAGAGCAGACCATGCAACCTGCTTAAGATGGTGGTTGCCGCCCTGCCAGATGGCTACTCCAGCAACAACTGTTGAAATGACATAGTGCTCGAAGAGAGCCTTTGTCTTTGCGTTCATTATTACTCCTCTATGTTATTTGCGTACGGCGTTATGATGTGAGAGTCCGCCTGAACGTTAGGTTTAGACGAGCTTTCACTGTGAGATGCTACACCCCCAAAGCCCGCCAATGCAACAGCTACAAGGTGTTTTGGGTCAGTAGAATATCCGGTAGCCGCCCAAGTCCCTAGGGCAGCCGATCCACCAAAAGCCACATGCACCGGGCTGCTGAAGTTAAGCTTTATCCCCACGAATGTGCTCCAATACTTCTCTCATGTGCCTGCGGAGCTCCTCAATATGGTTATGAGTCTCCTGGTCCAATTTAAGGTCCTTACTAATGATACGCCTGTCTTCGTCCCCAGAACGGTTAGTTGCGTTTAACAGTAAGCCTGAGAGCAGGATGGACTCTAAGGAGACAGTGAGCGTTAGCAGGTTAAATGGGTATGGGTCAAAGACAGCAAAGGTCATCCAGATAGTCCAAAAGATCAGATGAAATATGAGGAACCACGCTGAACCGAACGCTATTGAGGCCCAGTCAGACATCCTTTGGAATACTGCGCTAACCCCTTTGTTCTTCTTTTTTGTCATTCATTGGCCTTTGCTACCATAGAAGTGTAAGTGGCTAAATCAATACCTTTACCCTTAGAAGCTTTAAGGCCTGGATACAGCCCTTGATAGACAGGAATAAGCGCAATCTCTTCCTCAGTTAGCACGTTAGACACTAGGTTAGATGGCATAAGTCCCGCATTTGCTAGCGCTTTTGCTACTACCAGCTCGACATTACCCTCAGCTCCAACCTTAAAAACAGATGAACCTGGGAAGGGT